AAGAGAGAATGATACACACACCCTGTGCGGAAGGCAGTATAACGGAAATAAACCAGCATTTTGCGAAACTGGTGATGGATCTGATGGTGGTCAACAAGAACAGCAAAGATTGCCACGAGAAGATGTTGTTGGATCTTGCTACGAAATTAGTGTAACTAATAATATATTTGAACATACTTGCAGCAGAAAAACAGAATCAGAATGCGATAAAGTAAATGGATTCTGGCCAGATCAAAGTCTTTCATGTGACGGATCAAGCGGTGGATTATACCCCCCAAATAAATCAAGCGGTTCTTTAATTGTCGATCCACCGTCAGTATCTTCGGATACAATTACCACACCCAATATAGGTGAAGAATATCAAGGTGGGATTTATATAGGAACATTCGAACCGGGTCAAAGTCAAATTTCATACAGGAATGAAAGAACGAATTCTTTGACAAGCGATACTGCTAGAGATTATGGTTATGGTCAGCAATCAGGAAAATGGGCTATAATTTTAGATCCAAGATTCTATGGGGATCCGAGTGATGTAACACTATTATCTGAAAGAACTTTATACAGAGCAATGGAACCTTCTGATAAAAAGAAAGCATATCCCACATCTTACTATGATGGATTTTATAACACATACGGAAATAATAAAGATTATCTTGGACCAAGATCACAATTGTACAATGACATACGAAGTCTAACAACCAAAGGTTTCAATGATTGGTATATTCCTAGTATAGATGAACTCTCTTTTATTCATAAAAATTTATCCAAGACTGTTTTGTATGATAAAGTTAATGCCACAGAACGAGCATCCAAAATGATTTTACCAGGCTATTTTGGAACTAATATAATGTCGTCTACATTCTATAGTAGTAAAGACAAATCGGATCAAGAATCTAGCATTCTTGGTAGACAAATTATTGGAAATAAATCTTATCTGTGGGGTCAAAATTTCGCTTATGACGCTAATATAAATAACTATGGATTAAGATTTTATATTGACAGAACTACACCTCTGTCAGTACCTCTAGTACGAAGAATACTTATAACATAATGGAGATTTCAAATGGGTGATTGCGGTTGCAACAAAAAGGGTGATGATCAGGGAAAATCCCCAGAGGAAGCGAAAAAAGAGTTCAGAAAGCAGGTAGAGCAAAGCCAGCAGTCCAAGGTGTCAATGGTAAAAAGTTTCGCAACCTCGATCGCTTCCCGAGGTCTAACAAACAAAAAGACAACTAAACCCATCAAGCAACTTAGAGTTTTAAGTTGCTTGGGAGATAGCAATGAACTACCTCCATGCGAACATCTCAAGGAAAGCACTGTACAAGCAGGTAAGATGTACTGTGGGGGATGTGGTTGTGGTGACAAGCCAGGAACTTGGCTATTGGGTGACGGGGACGAATACAGTAAATTAGATTATCCTCGTCTCAATTGTCCACTCCAAATGCCTGGATTTACAAATTACGAAGCAAGTGATCCAGACGAAGCAAGTGATCCGGTAACTAGAAGGTATTACATTGAACAAATTTCTTATGAAAAAATGGAAGAAGTTCCTGTTTCTATGCCAGAAATGCCCGAAGAACTGCGTAAACTTCTGGAAAAAGAAAAAACAGAAGATTGATTTAGATACATACTTCGAAGGAGCAACTAATGGCTAAAATCTCCTCGAAAGAAGAGTTAATAAACTATAGTTTTAGACGCTTAGGCGCACCCGTGATCGAAATCAATGTTGATCACGAGCAAGCCGAAGATCGCCTAGAAGACGCACTTGAGTACTTTCAAGAGCGTCACTTTGATGGTGTCGAAAGAGCGTATTTTAGACATCAAGTGACACAAGAAGATATTACTAACAGGTATGTTAATACAGACTCCTTTGGTTCTATAAACGGATCAACTGCTGCTGATCAACCTACCGGAAAAGATATTGTTAGTGTAATCAAAGTCTTTCAGTTTTCTGATTTTGCAAATATAAACATGTTTGATATTAGGTATCAAATGGCTCTGAGTGATTACTTTGGAATCAATCGTGGTTTAGGAGGCAGTTCTGCTCTTGGATTGTCTACTTATGATTCAACTAAGAGATATATTACTCTAATACAAGATCTTTTTAATCCAGAAAAACCATTAACCTTTAACAAGGTTTCCAATAGAGTTCACATTCCAATGGACTGGGGACAAGAGTTGGATGTTGGTGATTATCTTTGCTTTGAGACTTATGTTTCGTTAAATCCAGAAATCTTTACCCAGATCTATAACGACAGGTATTTTAAAGAATATTTTACTGCGTTGGTTAAAAGACAATGGGGACAGAATCTTTCTAAGTTCGATGGGGTTCAACTTCCGGGCGGTGTAATGCTAAGGGGTGGTCAAATCGTCGCAGAAGCAAATGCGGAGATTATACAAATCGAGCAAGACGCCCTCCGAAGTTATGAACTTCCAGTGGACTTCATGACTGGATAATTAAATGGCAACTAATCCGTACATTCGACAAGGAAATTCCAACGAACAAGATTTGGTAGGAGATCTTACCGTGGAAACAATAAAGGCAATGGGACAGGATATGATATTCATTCCTAGAACTTTAGCCAATTTAGATGAAATTTTGGGTGAAGATCCCAATAGTACATTTACAAATAGTTTTCCGTTAGAAATGTACATAGAATCAGTTGCTGGGTTCGAAGGACCTGGTGATGTACTTTCTCAAATAGGTCTTGATATTAAAGATAGAATGAATTTGATTGTAGCAAGAAAAAGGTTTGAACAAGAAATAACGACATTTCTTCCTACGATCAAAAGACCCAGAGAAGGTGATTTAGTATTTTTTCCTCTTAGCAGAACAATGTTTGAAATTAATTTTGTAGAGCATGAAAATCCATTTTATCAAGTTGGTAAACTATATTCTTACCAATTACAATGCGAAGTCTTCACATATAGCAATGAAGAATTCAATACGGGAGCGACAATAATCGACGAATTAGAATCTAACAGAGAAGGACTGAGTGGTGATATCGTCATACCAATGGATCCGACAGGAATCACAGCAGGTGATAATGACAAATTACAATCAGAAGGATCTTCTATAATTGACTTTACGGATAAAGATCCATTCTCGGAGGGTAATTACTGATGTTTCAATATTACTATAACGAATCTTTAAGAAAATTGGTAGTTGCATTTGGTAATTTGTTCAATCAAATTCAAATAGGTAAATATGATTCATCTGATAATCTATCTGAAAAGATAAGAGTTCCTCTTTCGTATGCACCGAAAGAAAAGTTTATCAGAAGAATAAGAAATATGAGTTCCATTTCCGATGACATTACAAAGACTCAAGTAACTTTGCCTGCAATGGGATTTGATATTACCGCAGTTATTTACGATCTTGAAAGAGTAACAAATAAGTTAAGAAAAAAAGAATATAGAAATGGCGCAACTTCGAATCAAATGTATAACGAAGTTCCATATAATGTAAGTTTTGGATTGTATATCTTTACCAGATACATTGAAGAAAATTTGCAAATTGTAGAACAAATACTTCCATATTTCTCTCCAAATTTTAACATGACACTTAATTTAAATCCTGCTCATACCAAGGTTGATGTTCCCATCAATTTAAATGCTATGCAGATTCAGGAAGATTACGCTGGTGATTTTCAAACGAGAAGATCCGTCGTTTCTACTTTAAGTTTTACTGCAAAAAGTTATGTCTATGGACCGATTACAACTAGCAAGCCTATTGAAGGTGTTACATTAGATGTAATAGATATGTACAAGTATGATTCTATAAGCGATCCTCAGATCTTAAGAGCGCAGGTTACTGGTGATTACGCAACAGGAACAAGTGGAGATGTTACATATGAAATCACACCATGAATCAAAATCAATTGAAGAATCATTGGGAGTAAATTATGATGCAGAAAAATCACCTATCGTAAAGATAGAACCTAAGTCTATAACAGTAGAAAATAAAGATGATGTAGAAAAAGATTATAATGATGCAAGAAAATCTCTAAAGAGTTTAGTAGAAACAGGAGAGGTTGCAATTAGTGGAATTTTACGAGTTGCAGAGGAGGGAGATCATCCAAGAGCGTATGAAGTAGTTTCTCAGATGATTAAAACTGTTGCAGATGTAAATAAAGACTTAATGGATATACACAAGAAGGTAAAAGATGTTAGAAAGCAAGACACAAAGTTAGTGCAGAAAAATACCACGAACAATTCATTTTATGTTGGTTCTACATCAGAGTTGCAGGATTTAGTAAACCCAGAAAGAAGTCAACACAAAAAAATAACTGGTGATTAATTATGAGTAATGGATATTTAGGAAATGCAAACTTAAAACCTGCTGGTGTGCAGATTGATTTTACCAAAGATCAAATTAAAGAGTATGTAAAATGTGCGAAAGATCCTGCATATTTTATTCAAAAATATATTAGAGTTGTCTCTCTCGACAAAGGTCTTGTCCCATTTGATCTGTATGATTATCAAAAAGATATTGTAGAAAAAGTTCATAATAATCGTTTTGTTATTGCTAAACTACCAAGACAGAGCGGTAAGTCTACAACTATAGTAGCATATATCCTTCATTATATTTTATTCAATCAGAGCATGAATGTCGCAATTTTAGCAAACAAGCAAGCAACATCGCGTGAAATTCTATATCGTCTAAAATTAGCATACGAATATCTTCCCCTATGGTTACAGCAGGGTATTGTGGAGTGGAACAAAGGATCCATCGAATTAGAAAATGGATCTAAAATTGTAGCATCTTCTACATCTGCATCAGCAATTCGTGGTGGTTCATTCAACATGATTTTCCTTGACGAATTCGCCCATGTTCCTCAAAACATTGCCGAAGAATTCTTTAGTTCTGTATATCCCACGATTACATCTGGTACTTCTACTAAGGTTCTTATGGTTTCTACACCAAATGGTCTTAATATGTTTTACACATATTGGATAGGTGCAACGAGACCTGAAAATGATCCACTGAGAAATGAATATGTTCCAATAGAAGTTCATTGGAGTCAAGTTCCCCTGTATGCAGGTGGTCCTCTTCGTGACGATAAATGGAGAGAAGAGACTATAAGAAACACAAACGAACAGCAATTTCAATCAGAATTTGAATGTGACTTTGTTGGATCCTCTAATACACTTATCGAATCATACAAACTAAAACAGATGTTCCCGAATAAACCAATAAAGATGACGCCAGATGGATTGAGAATATACGAGGAACCGAAAGAAGATCACATTTACTTTATGTGTGTAGATGTTGCAAGAGGGCAAGGAAAAGATAACAGTGCATTTACAATAATTGATACGAGTCAAATGCCCTATAAAATTGTGGCAACATTTTATAATAACACAATACCCCCTCTTCTTTTCCCTACAACTATACACACAATAGCAAAAAATTATAATGACGCATGGATTCTCATTGAGATAAATGATATTGGTGGTCAAGTTGCTGATATTTTACATGCGGATTTGGAAAACGAATTTGTGTTGAGCGTGAATAGCAAAGGCAGAAGTGGTCAAGTTTTATCGGGAGGATTTTCTGGGCAAGGAAAAACTGCACTCGGAGTTAAAACGACACTGCCGATCAAAAGAATTGGATGTTCGGTATTCAAAAGCATGGTTGAAGAGGACAAAATAAAAATAGAGGACGAAAATCTTATATCTGAATTGATATCCTTTGTATCTAAAAGAACATCATATCAAGCAGACGATGGACATCACGATGATCTTGTTATGACACTGATTATTTTTTGTTGGGCATCAAGACAAGAATATTTTAAGGAATTAACAGGAACTGACATAAGAAAAGGAATCTACCAGAAAAAAATAGAACAACTAGAAAATAGTTATGTTCCGTTTGGCTTCTTTGTAGATGGGCTACATACTGAAAGCGAATGGGATGGCGCAGATCGCTGGTACGGAGAAAATAGTCAATGACACTACCCAATGTAAATACAAGTTTAGATGATGATACATTTTTCGTTGATTTAAACGGAGAATTAACAGCAGATCATACCACCATTTTCTTTGATTTTGATGGTTTAATAAAGGCAATTGGAACCACTAGTGAAAGAAGTAGTGGAATACTATTTGTTGATAATTTTCAAGAATGGTCGAATAGATTGTCGGGTTTTGAATCAACAGGAATTACAAACGAAACAATCGATACTGATGTAAATACTATTTTTTCTTATGATTTTATTTTAAAGCAACCTTTCGTAAGTAAAGTACCAAATTCTATTCGTGCAGAATCCTCTTACCTTTACGCAAAAAATTATTTACCTATATTAAATGGCTACCAAGAATTACCTAACCAAGAATCAACTGATCTCGTTTTAAATAATAATGCCAATATATCTCCCGAAGATTTATTCATGAATGTCGAGGGAAATATTAATTTATCAGGATCAGAAAATTTATTAGAATCTCAAATATATTATCAATTTCCAAATTTTAGATCTAGAATATTCAGTAGTTTTAATCCGGATTTTTTAACGGGAGATCTTAATATAATTAATGAGATTTATACACAAGGTCTTACATTTGGAAATCATTTAGCAAATCAAAATTTGCCAAGATGGCCATTTGGACCTGTAAAAAACTGGGACACGCTCTGGTGGTCTGTGTTTAATTTTATGGAGTATGGAGGAAATGCGATTATAGTGGCTCCCGATGAAACGGGTGTTACAGCCAGTAAAGTAAATTCAGTTACAAATAAACTTTTATCGAATCAATATTCTTTCGATACTATTACATGTTTAAACGGTTTAGATAATGAAATAGCAAGAAATATAGCAAATCAAAGAAGAGACTGTATTGCAATAACTACTTTAGCAACTTCTCAAATATTGGGAGATGAAGCAGATGGAACGGGAATAACTGGCCCGACTGGAATTACAAATAAACCCGAAGGGGTATCAGGTTCTGGATATTTATTTAAAGTGGTGAATGCTTGGTTAACAGGAGGAGCATTTGGAATTAATGGAATAAGTTCAGACTTAAAATATTGGGAAAATAATAATGCTGTAAGTACGATGTCTTATCCGTCCGGAGTTGGAAACTATAACCCAAATACTGGAGGAGTTACACTTTCCACTGATTATGGTCTAGGAACGGGAGACATGCATCTTGCAACAACTATGATGGAATTTGCAGACATTCCTATTCGATCTCTCCCAGCATTTTATAATAACGAAACCCATATATTTTCCAATTATGATGCTCCCGGAATAGATGGTCACTTAATTACCAATACTTTAGTAAGAAATCTTCTTGGACTTGACATAGGAGGTATATATCAGTTATCTGGTGCAACAACAGAAGGAATTAGTGGATCTTTGGCTTCAGATTTACCAACCCAAAAAATAATAGTAAGAACACCTAGCCCAAATAAAAACCGAAGTAGTGCAGATTATACATTAGGAGATTTATTTTACCCGGCCGGTGATATAAAGTTTTATGGAAAAGAGGGAACTACTTATAGCGAAAGACTTCTTGAAATAATTGGAAACACAGAAGGTTCCTCTTTATATAACAGAATACTCAATGGAATTTCAGGAGCCACCGGAATGAATGGAGGAATAGTGGGTTCAAGATGGCCAGATGACAATACTCCAGAAGCTGCAAATGTAGATGGAACTGGATATCTAGGTGGCGTAGGAGCATTCTATGATAGTGACTTTTTTAGATGGGTATACTTTTATGGATTTGACGGAAATCTTGCAAGTAATGATTCTAATAATACAATATTTTCTTCCTCATTCAATACAAAAACTGATCTGCCTAATTTAAATATTAATAACAGACATAGACCATTTACTCCATATTTTATGGATATAAGAAAAACTTTCGATAAAGCAAGAGAGCAATACAATCTAACTGGAATGAGTAGACCAACATCTGAAAATTTGATATTTGCTCCGTCTGACAGTAAATCCATATCATCATATCACACCACGCAATTATATAAAGATTTTGCTAATTATAATCAAAGCGCACTGGGAGTATATCATGTACCCTCTAATGGAAGAGGCCTTGAAATTGCAGACCGTCTCTTTATTCAAGAATTAGATTATGCATTGCGAGGATGGCACGCAAATCGTTTCGAAACCGGAGAGGGATTTGAAACCTTAACGGGCGGTCCGGTGATTACAGAATTTGCAGTTCCCAATGAACATAAAAATAAATTTACTGCTTATGCTGCGGAGCAAAATTATTTAGAATTCAGACACAGGTCTTCTTCTTTAATCCGAGGTTTGGATATTTATGGATCTACATTATCTAATGATCCAACGGGACCTGGTTATTTTCTGCGAGAAGAAAGAGACAATGGACTTAATCGTTTTTGGGGTTGTACCTGTGCAGATCTTCCCGATTTCTTCAGAACAGTTTTTGAGGTAGGAAGAACATTCGGTGGTATTCCTGCAAATTCAAACTTCCCTGATACTTTAAATAAAGCACAATTTGATGAAAGTGGTTATACACCACTTAGATGTATTGAATTTGGACCAAACGAAACGACAGCACAAGTAACAGCGGAGGGTAGTACTTATTGCGCGTTTATAGGTTTGGAGGATCGTTTTCAGGAGTTATATCTAGATTACAGAGGTACGGACGGCAAAATGATAGGCGGAACCGCTCAAGAATTCCCAGATATTAATCCTGGCGAGGCAATCACAGTGACGGATCCGGTCGGACAATCTATAAGTTGGTTGACTGGAGAAACGAGAGACACACATCCGGGATTTGCGAGAGGGGGAACATTTGCAAATATGTTGCTTCCCTATAGATGTAACGAGATGCTAGCTAGTAATATCAGAACTCCTCTTATATATTACGGAGGTGCTTTCTTTGGATTTGATTTAGTTTCATATGGATTTGGAGTTGATTTTCCATCGGGTATGTCTATACAATTCGAAGCACCAACATCAGAAGGAGGAGATTGATGGCCATCGTTCAATTTAATTTTGTTGATGTGGATTCTGTACCACATATGACAAGACTTAACTACAGGGATTCTGTTAATCTTAATTTTGTTGGGACTGCAAATAATCCCCGAAACTTAGAATCTAGTGATAATGTTTATGGGAGCGCGAAAATATTTGGAATGCAGGATCCGGGAGATTATCTTCAATATTCTACTAGAATGATTGATTATTATAGTTATACCGGTCCGCCGACGCGAAGTCCACATTCAGTTACAATTTTTGGACCCAGGATCGAAGATAACAACTCATATGCTATACGGAAATTCTCCTTATATAGGTGGGATCTCCCTGGCCTTAAACCATTTATGCATTATGAAAATGTGATTCGCGGACAAGATTATAGGGGAGTTACTGCAGGCTCTCCGTTAAGTTTTGATTGGACCAATTCATACACCACAGGAATCACGATGTTTTTAAGGCAAGTTATTTCTGGTCCAGCAGATGAAGCAGGTAGTGGTTCCAGTGATTTTACCGATCCGAATGCAAATGAAAATGTAGATAGAAGTATTCTAGATTCAGCTAATACAATAAACATAGAACAAACTATAGAAAATTCATTTTTATCTACATCATCCGGTGAATTTGAATTTGCTGCGGCAGGTGAAAAGTATTTCCATAGATTTGAAAATGATTCTTATCTAGTTCCAAATAAAATTTCTGTGGATGCATCCGGGTGTATATCTAGATCTATCAGGGACGGAAAATTTAAATCTCCGGCGGGACAAAAAAGAGGAATCATTAAAAATGCAAAATATGTTAGACCTACACCAACAAATCAAAGATTAGAAAATTTATACAACAATAGAATTAATTTTATTAAATATGAAGATGATCTGGAAGAGTATATTCTTTTTGGTGATAAAACCAGAAAAGAAGAAACATCGACATTTTCTAGAATTAATGTAAGTCTTCTTTTTATAAAACTAAAAAAACTCGTAGGAAAAGCGATTCGTGATGTTCTATTCGATCAGAATGACTCGACAACTAGATCTAGAGTTTCAACAGCGATAGATCAACTTCTAAGAAAAATAAAAGCAGATGGTGGTATATCCGAGTATCAGATTACATGTGACGAATCTAATAATACTCCAGATATCATTGATTCCAATCAATTAATCGTGGATGTTTCAGTGAAACCAACAAAATCCATCAACTTCATAAAGATTCGGTTCACAAATACCGAAAACATATGAATGCTAAATACAGCAGATAGAGTTCATTCTCAAGGAGATAAAAATGGCTAGACCGAATGTAACAGTTATTGTCAACGATGACTCATTCGTGATTAGTGGTACAGAATCCGGAGGAGCGCATAGAGGAGGCTACCTCTGCGCTGAAGGTGCCACCCTTATTAATGCTGTAGGATATACCGCTGACAGAACAAATCAATTTATGGTT